GATCCACCTTCAGCTCTATAATCTTTTTCTAAACCACCAAGGTCCATTAATCCACCTTCAGCCATACCTATTCTCCCACCATTAGCTGCTGATTGTGCATATTGTAGAGCCATTTGTTCTGGTGTAAATTTTCTAGCTGCAACAGCTGGCAAGAAATTTAAATTAGATGCTAGTCCTTGTTCTTGAGTTAATAAGTTTGCAGCTTTTTTAAGATCTGCTAGTTGTAATGCTGTATTATCACTTGGCATTCCTGTTTGTTGTTCAGGTTGATCCTTAGTAAACAAACCTGCTCCAATACCACCTACTATTGGCACAATATTTTTTGCTATGCCTGATGTTATGTCGCCAAGTATTGATCCTCTTTCTTCATATATTGGGTTACCATCTTGATCTGTGATAACAGATCCATCTTTTCTTTTCATAACAGGGCCTTTTCTTGGTGTGCTTAATGATCCAAAAATTTCTCCTATTTTTGTATTAATAATTTTATCACCACCTGGAATATTAATATTTCCAATACTCCCTCCACCAAAGGTATCTAAACCATATAAAGCTGCAGCTGTTGCTGCTACAGGGTTATCAAAAATTTTATCTTTTAGTTCTTGAAAGTAAGATCCAATACCATATTGTTTTCTACCGTCTAAACCCATAATACCACCATACGCTGCCATCTGTCTGTTAGGTAAAGTTGGTCCTGTTGGTTTAGGTGCAAAAGGATTAACTGGTTTTGTTGGATCTTCTGGTAATGGGTTACCACCACTCATCATACCTTCTCCAATAATCATTCTTCTAAATTCGTCTTTGCTCATTGGTGTAGCATCAGGTCTTTGTTCTAATAAATCATAGATATATTTTTCGTACTCTTCATCTAATAAAGCATCCACCATCATCATCTCCATTTCTTGTGGAGATTTAGGACCTTCTTTACCTCTATACTTAATAGATGGTGCGTTGGTCATTAATTCTTCTGAAATTGATATATCTGTTATTGCCATGGTTTTGCTACTTTACTGTGTTTTTCCTATTAAATCAAGAGCTGGCATGATAACTGTTACATCTCTTTGCACGTCTTCTTCTGGAATATTTGCAGCTTTTAATGCTTCCTCAGTCTCGTACACCTCTCCTGTTTTTTTGTTTTTAATTGTAGTTATTATCTTTTCTGGTGTTAATTCAATCATTATGTTGTTACCTCTTTCTTAATATTTAGATAGCTGACACCAAATGTAAAAGCGTCTGCACTACCTGCTTTGATTGTTAGTGTTGTTCCTCCCACTACTATTAGTGGTTGGGTTAATAATTCTTTTGTTTGATTAGCTGTTAATGGCACTGATTTTATAACTACAATACCATTATTAGTAACTGTTGGACTAGGTGTGCCAGCAGATGTAACTAAAATAGATTTAATAACATATGTTTCACTTACTAAAGGATTATTAGTACCAAAAGGATTTTTTTCTGTATTGTCCGTATTAGCGTTTAAACCCACAAATTTATATTCATTTACTACTGCCATTAATCTAAAAAGAAACTTCTAGCTTCTATCTCCTGTTTTAACTCTTCTTGAAACGTTGTATTTAATTTTTCTAACACGGCATCTAAATCTCGCACGAGTGATTGTGCTACATCTTCTTCATATTCTGCACTTGCTCGAGTTAATGATTGTACTATTTTAGCCATTATAAACTTGCAATGCCTCCTTGACTATAACCTGTTCTACCTCTACCGCTTTCATTAGAAAAAGCTTCATTAGTTCCTGTAGATTTAGATCCAAAACCTCCGCCTTTACCATCTGTAAATCCCATTGCATCAGCTTTTGCGTATACTTCTGGATTTGCCTTTCGTGCTCTAGATGCTACTTCTTTTTGTTGTCTTTCCATTTCTCTACCTATTTCAGCTCGAGCTTTGTCTAATTGTTTTTGTTGAAATTTACTTAAATTTTTACGATTTCTCATTTTATTAATATAATTTCCTAGCTGTTCTTCATAATCATTTGTTCCAAACATTGAAACTACGTTCTGACCGGCTAACACAGATCCTGGTCCATATTTTGCCAAACCAGTACCTTGATCTCTACCTATCATTCCTTCTTGATTAGATAAAAAACTTATTTGACCTGCAAGGTTAGGATTATAGTTTCTTGCATTAGGGTTTAATGGATTAAATTTATTACCTAGAAATGCAACACCACCAGCTAATGCTAAAGGTCCCAAAGGCACTCCACCAAGTGCAGATCTTACTCCTAAATTTACAGCTCCTCTTTTAACAAAATTTCCTAAATTAGCTGGAGAAAAAGCCGAGGTAATTCCACCACCTGTTAACACATCTATTTCTGATTGTGTAGGAACTTCAAGACCTAATTGTTCATAAGCTAATTCTATAGCTTTATCTATTCCATATGTTCTAGCAAGAGGCGCGGCTATTGCCATTACTAACTGTTCCATTATCGTCTTCCTCCAGCATGTATATCTAATCTAAACGTTCCTAGTTTCCAACTAGTATCTATAGCTGTATTTTTTATTGTAAGAGCAACAGCTCTCGCTCTTGCTCGTGTATCTACTTTTGTTGTAGATGATGTAATGGTAAATGGTCCTAAAGATGAACTAGCTGCTGTGTTATTAGGATAGTTTCGTAAATCTAATTGCACAATTGTATTACCTTGTTGAGCAATAAAGTCAGGTATAATTCTACTAACTCGCATAATATTTTCACCATCTCCTCTAAGATCACCTAAATTAGTTGCAGCTCCTCTAACAACTTTTTGTGTAATATCATAATCTCCAGAAACAATATCAGCAGGAATAGCTGTTGTAACAGCTCCAGCTTCTAATTGATTAACACCTGTTTCGTGTTCAAAGTATATTGTTGTACCATCAGTGTTACCAGTAACATCAAATGAATTATCATCGTCTGCATTATATTTTGTTGCATGTGGTAAACCAAATACTGCAGAATCTTCCCATGTGCTTCTTGCAAAAAGATTACTATCATTTGTAAACCATATAGGACGTTTAGATGTCGAATCTAAATAACTATAAAAAACTGCTCTGTTATTTACGTTAGATGTAGATGTTGGATAGAACCAAACAACTTCTCCAAACAAGTTATTAATACCTGCATAAATTAATTGATTTGATGTTGTGTTTAAATCATCATAAACGAAATCTTCAACCAAACAATCCATAGATTCTAGTTTACCAGTGTATCTAAAGAAACCATTATCAGACATCCAATATGCAGCACCATCAACTTCAACAGCAGCATTCATACCTATCAGTCCACAGTTGGTTCCTACTTGTTCAAATGCAAAAGTAAAAGGTGTACCCACAAAACGCATTGTAAATAAAGCTGTGTCTGTCCAAACATAGATTGCATTTCTACCAAGTTTAGCTCCAATGATCCGTGATCCGTCGGCCAGTCTTTGTGTGCCAGCACTATTAATTGCTGTAGGCGTGTAGTCGTTTATATTTTCTTGAGATGAAAATCTAATAAACATATCATCTTGTGTAGTTGGATCTCCAATAGTTTGTTCTGTTCCAAAAAATATTAAGTGTCTGTCAGTTGTAGATACTAACATATCACGTGATGCTGTTGGTGCACCAGATATAAGAGTTGCTCTAGTTGATGTAGCATTAGTTGCATCACCATCCCATTCAAATGCAGCACCACCTACAATTAATGCAATAAGTTTAGATCCTAAATTATCAAGAGCCCATAAACCAGGGTCTGTAACTTTATCAGTGTTAGCTGCTGGTGAACCCCACCCTGTAAATTGAGATGTGTTTGTAACTGTTGCTCCATTAGAATGTGTGGTAGCCGTAGTTCCTCTAGCTGCTCTACCTATACCAGTTAATTTAGTTCCTGTAATACCCGTATAAGATATTTCTTCTGATCCTATTTGAACAAAGTTAGTTCCCGTTGAAGGAAAACCTGTAACACTAGTTAATGTTATTTCTGTTGCAGAACCATTATTACCACCACTTGTGCTACCAATGGCTCCATCTAAAGTTGTTGTAGCTGCACCTAATATGTTTCCACCCCATAGTGATATACCCCAACCAAAAGCACCTAACTGTTCAGCTGGTCCTACATGATAGTATTGAAAAAAAGTTATACCTCCAGAAAGAGTAGCACCACTTCCTGTTTCACTACTAGGCATTGTAATTGTAATACTAGAGCTTGTTGGTACACTCGTAACCATAAATTTTTTGTCAGCAAAATCAGCTGCTCCAAAATTAGAGTTTGTTATAGATGAAAATGTAGAAGCATCACCAAATAATATAATGTCTCCTGCCTGAAAAGTAGTTGTGCCAGAAAATGTTATAGTAACAGTTGGTGAGTTATTGGTAGTAGAAAAACAATTTGTAAGAGCTGTACCTGATGGATTAACTAAGGGATGTATATCATAAAACACACCACCAGAGTATGCGTATAAAATTCTATTTGTGCCTATTGCTGCAAATTTAGTAGAAGCAGAGTTAACAAAATGATGCAATCCTCTTGCTACTCCAGTTAACTTAGACTCACCTAATTGATTCCAACCACCAATTTTTTCGGGTGTACCATATCTAAAACGTACATTTTGTCCATCAGTCCACTGTGATTCAGCTCCTGTGGGTGTAACTTGTTTATTAAATCCGGGTAAAAATCCTAGTTTTTGTAGCATATATTAAAACCTGTTTACTAGGTGTTATATCAGATTGTGTGTGATTTCAATAGGTTTTAAGCAGAGGGAATCTGTGGTGGATCATCCCCCTGCAAGTCTAATGTATAGACTGTTTTTAAGATTTTGTCAACTTAAAGCCTTTAAACCAGGCTGGTAAACCCAATAAAGGTCTTTTATCTAAATAATTTTCTTTAGCATTTTTAGAGTTAGCTTTGTTGTAATGTAAAAATACTTGTCCACAATCTTTACCTTTAAATTCTTCTCGCCAATGTTCTAAATCACAACCAGAATATAT